TTGTAGCTCAGAAGGAATAATCATTTTTACTCCTCTTGCAGCAATTTTTAAGCCTCTTTCATCAGTGAAAGCAGCAATGTCGATCAAAGCTTGCTCGATAGAAGTCTCAGATAGGTCAGCAGAAGTTGCTAACTCGTTTCTTTGATCTCCTGATTGTGAAGGGTGGTCAGTAGCGAATAGCTCTTTACCGTCTCCACCTGGGAATGAACTACTGAAACCATTGTTCAATACGTTCGCTCCTTTGATCTGCTTCGTATTAGCCATAGATCTTGCTAGTGCTTTTGTATAACGAGTTGCAATCGTGTCATATAAATTATCCTCGATTGCTTCTTCAGTTAGTGCGAAAGCAAGAGCAACTGTCTCGTGTGTATAACGAGAAGTGAAAGCTTCTTGAGCAGTATCAAAAGTTACTGCAGCGCCTTCAGATTTTACAGCCGCGTTTGCGAAGCCAGATAACATCACTTCTTCTTCGAAAGCTCTGTCACTGTTCTCAACATCGAAAATCTCCAAATGTTGATTTTCGTAGTTTTGGTACTCAAGTCCGAATAATGCATTCAGACCTGGCTCTAGCTCTTTAGCTAGTTGTTGTCTTGATATAGCCATGATTTAAATCCTCCTGCTATTATTCGTTATGGTTATAAGCATGCTCATTGAAATACACTACGTAGTTCGTATGAGTTGTGCCTAGTTCGTTATTGTCTGGATCGCCAGTAAAGCCAGTTACTCTTAACTGTCCGTCAGTTGCTGCTAGGTCAGACACATCCAACTCAATACCGGAAATACCAGTAATAGTTGAACCTGAGTGAGTAGCAACAGTGTCAGCAACTTTACCAACGTCTGTTTGTGCAGAGTTTGTAGCTGAGTCACCTTGTATCAAGAATCTTTGATACGGGTTGTCAAATACAAATCCTCTAATTTTTCCCTGCGTAATATTCGTTTGAGAATAGAAGTTAGAGAATTTAGGCTTCCCTGTTGATGGGTCGCTGTCAATCAAACATCCATTGAAGACACCAATGTTATCTACATTTGTTACTGCTTCTTGAACAGCAATAAATCCAGCATTGTTATCATCGATCTCTACAGGGTCTCCCTGAAAGATTGATGTCGCTTCGTTGTCCGGAATTAAATATTCCGTCATCTGAAAGTCAGAACTACCAACAGTGTTACCGATAGGTCTTAGACCAAAAGGGGCATCTTTATTTGCCATATTTTTGTCCTCCTTAAAGGTTTGTTGTTAGCAGTGGATAGGAATTACTAAATAATTAGTTCTTCTTTGTACCACCAAAAGTTACACGAGTCTGTCGATCTTGATTGATCGGCATACTTGGGTGCTGTTCCTTTAAGACATCGTTTTCTAAGGCTTCATTACGATCGGCTGTTCTTTGATTAAAGTACGCCTCACGTTGCCTTGCGAGCTCTTCGGGTATCCTTGCCAGCACAAGGCCACCAACCCCGATCACTCCTGCGTATCGACCTTCGTCCATAGTTGGAAAAGTAGAGTCTGGATATTCATCTGCTCTTACGAGCTCCCATCCTGATCTCAACTTGCCAGACATGTTCTTTGTATCATCAAAGCCCATGCTTTCTGCGCGTATCCATCTATGTCTATAACCGTCTGGCGCAGGCGGTGCATCTAGTGATGATGGAGGAGTCCATACTTTGGGCTTTTCAGTTTTAGCCCGAGTCTGACTCGCGCGAGAAGTTTTTATCTTTTTATCTTGTTCCATATGCTTATCCCTCCTTCGCGGCTAATTGTTTCGCATACTCTTCGAGTGGCACACCTAATCGTTTAGAAATTGCTACCTGTGACGGTGTGAGTTTCACAGTTTTTCTGCGTCCCTTTCCGGCCGGACGTTTTGCACTTGCAACAGTCTGAGCAGGTTGCTCTGCTGTAGTTGGCTCCACTTTATCAAATTTGTGTGGGAATTCAAGTCTAATTCGTTTATCCACTTCAGAATAATAGTCATCTGACTGCGGATCAAAACCTTCTTCCTCTACAAGTTTTCTGTGGATATCAAAAGCTGTGTAAGTCATGGCATTATCAGTGCCAAACCAACTGTTTTTGTTAGCCCAATCTTGTGCTTTTGGATCAATTTGTTGTTGAGCCTGAGCGTAAGGATCAGCAGTTTGAGGCACAATTTGTTCTTTTTGTGTCTCTATTTGCTTTGCTCTTTGTTCTTGAACTTGTTTCAGTTGCTTAAGTCTGGCCTCTTCCATAGCCATTTGAGCTATGGCTTTTTGTGCCTCGACTTGGCCCTCGACATCTTGGCTATCGATTGCTTGTTTGTAAGCTATCTTAGCAGCGTCCATGCCTGTGTTAACTTTTGCCTCTAACTCTTTTGTATAACTGTCACTAAGACCATCATACTTGCCTCTCATTTGTTCAGCTTGAGTTTTAATTTGCTCAGCGTATTTTATAGCCTCTTCTTTTTGCCTTTCAGCCTCACGCATTTTGCGTGTAAGTTTAGCTATTCTTTTTTGAACGCCTTCGCTGTAGTCATCTAATTCTTTTTTCTGTTCGCTAGCCTGAACATCAGACTGCTCAGCAGGTTCCTGAGATGCGTTAGCGGGCTGACTATTGTCTTCGTTAACTTCTTCAACTGTTATCTCCTCTTCTAAAGATTGTTCTGGTGCTGGTGCATCAAGATCAATCTCTGTTGCTTGTTCGTCGGTATCGCCGACGTCGACTTTTTCGTCTAGCATAGATTATCCTCCTCTATGATTACATTGCGTGCAAGATGTCTTCAGGATTATCTATTGTCCCGAGCACCTCGTCATCGTTTAACATTCTTATCTCACCACCATCAATCTCCATTCGTGATCCTGCATATCTTGCAAAGATCACCCAATCTTTTTCTTTACACCACGGACCTGTTGGAAATTTCTCTTCGTCTTTGTAACAAAGGTCACCCATCTTCAATACGTATCCAACTTGTGTTGCAACACGTGCTCTGTCCAGTGTTTCTTGTGCAATAATTATTCCGCCTTTTGTTTCTTCTTTAACTTTAAAAGGCATAACTAACAAACGCCAACCTGTAGGGTTTGGTAATTTTTCTAAACTTGTTTTAGGATCTTCTTTTTCTTGTTCGTGTTTTGAAATTTTTTTTGCGTCGTCTTCTGCGTTGTATTTATCTTCTAATGCGTGTGATGTTGTCGTCATCGTTTTTTGGCTCCTTTGGTTCTAGCAGGTTAGAGAGTTCCTGATTCATTAAATCGATCGCGTGGATCTTACCTATTATATATTTATATTCGTCCATTGTGTCAATCCCTCCGTTTGCGAGAGTTTGCACGAGGGCGTCTAGTTGTTCTTGCATCGTCCTCTTGAACTTGTATATCACGTTTACTGGGTCTATAACTTCTGACATGTTTTTTCTCCTTGTCTCCTAATTGTGCCCAGAACTCGTCAAGCGGGTTCTTGGGTTTGTTATCCCCCATTTTTCCCCCGATGTATGATTAAGTCAAATTACTTTTTCTTAAAAATATCTGCGCCCTTGAGTCCGTATATCGAGGCGACCACGCCGATAAATAGACTCTGGTACCAGAAAGGCATATTGCTGAACTTATCAAAGAATATATCTAGCTTCTGCTGTATGTTTGGATCATCACTAAACACACTCCATATCAATAAAATCACTGGGGCGCTTACGAGCAAAAGCACGAACTCGTCTTTCCATCCTTTGTCGTTTGATTGCCTTACAGCTGCCTGATACTCGATTTCACCATTAGCCATTTTCTGTGCGTGCAACATTGCAGCATCTGACTCGAGCATTTTGCGCTGCTGTCTATTTTTCATTATGTGTGTGCCAGCGCCGATTGCTAGTTTGACTACGTCAAGTATCATGTGATTATAGAGTTATTCCTAAGATGATAATTACGATGACTACTGCACCGATAATTTTGGTTTTCTTGGATGTGTTGTCCCACTTTTCCATTAACCATTCTTTTGCTGATTGGATCATTTGCGTCTCCTCTTCTGTTTTATGCCAGCTTCGTTAAGTGCGATAGCTATGGCTTG